TGATTTGCAAAAGCTGTAACACAAGAAAAGGCCCACTAGATGAAAAAGATTTTATTGAATTAATAATGTGGGTAGAAACACTAAAAGAAGAAACACAAGAATACGTATTACGTAAACTTGCAAAAGGAGGAAGATATTAATGAAAGAAAGAAGAAAATATCCTTGGCCACCTGCTGGATTTAAAGAAATAAAAGGTGGATTAATGAGTACAAAAGAGTTTTTTAAAATAAAAACTGAAAGAAGAGTAGATGATAAAGCAAGACAAAGATGGCAAGAACAAGCTTATAGAAGAGGATATCGTCATGGATACAGTCAAGGTATGGACGATGTAAATGATTTCTCTTGGAATAAAGCTGCTAAGTTTTTTGATAAAATCTTAATGCCTTGGGTTTATTTTAAAAAAATTCCTAAAAACACAAATGGTGAAACTGAAACATACACTCCACCATTGTTAAAATTTTGGAAAATTAAAGGGAGGAAATAATGAACTTAACAAACGAAGATGGAAATATAATTCTAACCGCACTACAAAACTATAGGGCAGAATTATATTTAGAAAATAAACAACTAGGTAAAATTGATTCGTTAATAAATAAAATACAACCATTAGTTGATGTAAAATCAGATAAGGTGGATGTAGGCTCAGAAACAGGAATAGAAGGAACAGAGCCATATTTATCAAATCATGCACCTAGTACCTGTGAGGTCTGCGATGACTGATCATATAAATCCTACGTATTATACTAGAGGTATAGAGACTACTAAATATATAATTAGTCACGACCTTGGTTTTTGCGAAGGTAACATCATAAAATACA